TGAAGGTGAACAATATTCTTGTTGATCAAAGTCAGAATATGCGCCGTAGCATGTTCGATGAAGTCCGCGACCAACCTGTTCGTCGGGGGGGTCTCGAGGTACCCCGGCCCTTAGTTGGGTTGGTACGGAGTCTTCCTTGGGTTAAGAAGACGGTACTTCGTGGTATTGCAGCTAATCCTAAGAAGTTTTCATACGATTGGGTTTGGGCCATTTTTGATGGTTTAGCCCTCTCGTATGGAACTGCTTTTGAATACGTCTGCTGGAGTAAACATAATGATTCCTTTCTCCGATCGGCGCGGGAAGGAATACGTAAGCTTCTGGCGGCCGTTCTCAAGACTTACGATGTAAGTGCGAAGGAACGGAAGAAGAAGCTTAAAGACTTGTTTGCTTGGTTTAGATCTCACTCAATGTCGGCCCTTGACAAGGTTGCGTTGTGGGAGGGTAAATCAGTTTCTGATTTTCTTTGCGGCTGTTTATCTCTTCGGGGATACACCAGCCTCTGTCAAAGGAGAATCCTTTTCCAGTTGTCCCGAGCGGGGCGGGCTGGAGATAGGATCACAGACGAAGAATGCGTGGAGTTGCTGGATGATGAACGCGCAACACTCACTCGTGATACTCTCGCGTTTGAGAGACGTTCAGACAGGAAATCTATACGTAGGTTTGGCCGATCTTGGGCTAAACTATTCGGCAAAGGTCCATTCCGTCTGAAGATTTCTTCTTCGGACAACTCTTCCTTTCTTTCATCTGTAAGGAAGGGTGGTAGGAATACGGACACTCGGGCGCTTGTCGCTCGTTTTAAAGAAGAAATCCTTGATGAGGACTTAGTATCAATTATTTTTCACGTATGTGAGGGATTGGATTTGACCCCTTTCCGTCGCGGTCTCGTCACAGAGATTCTTTTGGTACGTGAGGAAGAACATGTGAAACCTAGACGCGTTTCTGATATAGAGCTATTCCCTTATTTAGCGGTAGTCGATGGACCAGACACCAGTGCTGAGCGGCGAGTTCACCTTACCGGGTGGCTTGCTTCCGCTGTTAGCTTAGCACGGAAAATTGACAAAGGGACAAGACCTAGGGTTAGGCAGGTTGTTGTGAAAGAGAGGGCCCAGAAGGGACGGGTTGTTGCCCCTTCCGACTCGGACTTTCTTTGTATTTCAGGCAGTCTTAACTCTTTGCTCTTAAGCATTATGAAGAACGATAAACGTTTAGATCCGTTCAATTCCAGTCCTGAGGAGGACTGTGTTGGGTGGAGACTGAGAGGTGGCAGTGACATATTCAGGTCTTCTGATCTGGTTAGCGCCTCTCAAAGGATGACACATGGCATATCTTCTGCATTGGCTAAAGGTGTGTGTGAAGGACTCGGCCTTTCTCCGTTTCTAAGTGATGTACTCTTGATGGTTACATCGCCGATGGACGTGTGGGACAAGGCTGGGGGTTCTCTTTTATACACAACGAGTTCTGGTATCCTCATGGGACTGGGGGGTGTGTGGCCTTTGTTGGCTCTGTACAACCTTTGGTGCTATGAGGCTGCTTGGACAGAGTCGAATTTGAGGAAGAATGCATCATTTTCTCGCCGTAACCAGGTTAGAATCGTCGGTGACGATCTAGGTGCAAGTGTTCCTAGAGAGGTGTCCGACCTCTACTCTGTAGTGCTAAGGCGAACTGGTGGAGATATTTCCGTAGGGAAAGACGTTGAGTCTGTTTCCGCGCTGTGTCTTGTGGAGCAACTTGTTTCGTCGGAGGACCTCCTCCGTGTTGCAATACAAGCGATCCGAGGTGATTGTATCCTGTCTGGGGTACAGCCGACGTGGTCAGTGAAGGACATATCGCCATCCAGTGTTGTGGAGCGAGACGGAACAGCAGTTCCTGTATACTGCCGCGGTGAGAGTATTACAAAAGTAGTAGTCTCGAACCCATCTGTTCGCAAATGGGTAACCGACCGTTGGTCTCATATAACAAAAATGATTTCGCAGTTTAAGATTAATCCTTTCCTGCCTGTAATAGCGGGAGGTGCGGGCTTTCCACACCCGGAATCTTGTGATATACCTTGGAGGACCCTCTCGCCCCATTGGGTGAGGGCTCTCCGCGTGGTATTGAGCCAAGGTTCTGTGTTTGGCAAGTTCAAACTTATGAACCGTTTTTACCAGTCATGGAAGACTTCCACAGATACTCCTGAGGCCCGGCGCCATCGTCAGGTATTGGAGAATCTGGGATTAGTTTTTCACTTATTACGAATCAGACAACATGTGTTACCGTTACCGGGTGAAACCTTCGTTGACGTCTGGACGGGACTCTCTGGTGTTACCAACTTCCTGGAAGCTGCGTATTACCTAGAGTTCGGAGGCAAAAACGAACCCCGGGCCATGACACTCAGTAACATTTCTGCTGCGCTCAGGCGTGTAGCAGAGGAGCTGAATCAGATGGTACCTTATCCTCGTTTGGTAGGTCCTGTTAAGGATCTCAGGTTGGGATGGGAGAATGCTGTGAAAGCTGTCGAGGCTTACTCTTGGATGGGTGAGTCCTTGTTGTCAGGTATAGCTGCAATAAAAGTGGGACATCAGGAGGGTCGGTTTCAATGATGATATACGAATCATGTATGAAAGTACGGGTAGCGAGGCTACGGTGGTTGTAGTGTGTAATTCAAACACAAAGGGTGATTGATCTTTCTAGTCAACCTTTGTCACTGCATGAAGCCGGTACGGGCTAGTGATGACTGTGGCAATATTCTCTTTTGTGAGTCACGATATGATCTAGTTTAACCGTTTTAAAGATACGCTATCTTTTAGAGCCATTACGCACCCATGGTGTGGCTTTATTAGAACGTTGAAAGACGCATAGATTCCCAATCATTGTTGGGTTCGGCTTCTCCTGATGTCTGGTGTTGTTCACGGAAGTATGTAAAGGGGCCTTGAGGGGGGCGTGGATTTGGAACCCACGTCTTTCGATGACAGGTCGAGGCTATTCGTAGTCGGCTCATGCTACGTGCTTTGAAAACACACCCT